CTCCAAGCTGTTCCAACTGTTGGTTTGTGAGTTGCATCAATACCATAGTCAACCGTAAACTTCACCTTTGTCTGATCAATAGTTAAAGTTCCAGTAAGCGCAGACCATCTAGCCCACTCTCTCCGAAATTCAAGTCTACTATCAAGATCAGCCAGCTCATCCTTAACCGCCTGTTCTGCATACTGAACATGATCAGTTCCTGGCTTTCTCAACCAAGCCATAGTAGAACCTTTCAACTGTTTCTTTTCTTTTAAACAAGCTACCGTACTTGAGCGCTGAATAACCCCAAGTCTAGCGACAACATTACCCTCGCCGTCAGGCACTACATAGTCAGCCATATCCCGATTCTGGTGCGTCTCATCCCACTTTGCAGTGTCGGTATCTATTGGTTTTTCAGGAAACATTGTTTTACCAATAAACTGAGGCGTCGGAAACTTTTTGACCACTTCAGTCATAATTTGATGCTGAAGTATTGAAAGCTCTCCATATCCCATTTTAATTACCTCCCATAGAATTTCTACCACCACAAATTTATAAATAAAAATATTTCATTTTAAAATATTTAATTCTTAAATTATATAAGAACTATATCAGTATCTGCTCCACCTTCAATTCCAATAAGCCGACCATTAAGATCAACTAACGCAGCAGCATCATAATCAGCAAGTTTGCTTTTCACAAATGCACCGCGTATATAAGCAGCGACAAGAATATCGCTAGAACTTGCATCAACTTTATCTGCTAAAATTGCTTTTGCAACTTCACTACCATCACCAGCGCCTGAATCATACTTAACATATTTAGTAGATGCAGTTTCAACTCCCAACACCTGACCTTTTTCAAGCTCGCCTTCTCCTGATTTAATAGTTACATTAATAACAATGTAACCATGACCAGAAGCAAGTATTGCCGTAGGATCATTTGTTAGCGTTGTTCCATATCCTGGATAATTACTCATTTACTTCCTCCTTTAAAATAAATTATATAAAAAATTATATAAGAACTATATCAGTGGTTGCCCCACCTTCTGCTCCGACAAGTCGACCATTAAGGTCGGCTAACGCAGCTGCGTCGTAATCCGTCAAACTACTCTGGACAAACGCACCGCGAATATAGGCAGCTACAAGAACATCACTAGAGCTAGCATCAACTTTATCTGCAAGAATAGCCTTTGCAACAGCACTACCGTCAATAGCAGTGTCGTCGTACTTAACGTATTTAGCAGATGCAGTTTCAATACCCAACACCTGACCCTTTTCAAGTTCACCCTCACCTGATTTAATAGTTACATTTATTACAATATAACCATAACTAGAAGCAAGAATTGCTGTAGGGTCATTTGTCAACGTCGATCCATAACCTGGATAACTCATTATACATTTCCTCCTTAAAATAAATTATTAACTATAATCAGTTAACTTTTGATAGGTGCATCTCCTTTTGAAATACGATCAGCTTCAGCCTTAATTTGCTCAGGCGTCAACTCGCCACCATTTTTAATCTTCTTAGATTCCTGAATCGTTCTTGATTCAAGATCAATTGCTTTGCGATCTTTAAGAGTTTTTTCCAGCACTTCTGCTGACTTACCACCCTCTAAAAGAACAGCTTTTATATCTTCCTGTTCTGCAGGGAGGATATTTCCAGCCTCAACATACTGAGCAACTTTACTATCAGTTGCTTTTTCAAATGATACCCTAGCTTCAGCATCAATCGTGTCAAGTTTCTCTTTCATAACTTTATTACTTTCCTCAAGATCTGTTTTTGCTTTTTCAAGCTCAACAATCTTAGGCTCCATCTCCGCGACCTTTGTTTCCAGGTCAACTTTTTTCTTTTCCAGCTCCGCATGTTTCTGCGTTAATGTTTCAAACTCCTTCATTTCAGCCTCCTCTTGTATGTTTTTTTCGTCACTGTCAACTATATTATTGTCGCCTTCTGCAGCAACAGTAGGTTTTTCAACATAAGACTTTTCTATAAAATAATATTCTTTAACAAGTTCCACCTTATCGCCAAATACATAATTTCCGTTTAAATCTTTTGTATATGGAATTTCAAAATACCTATCTGAAATTGGCTCACCAGTTTCACCAGCACCTCCGCCAAAATACTGAGCAATAATTTTAGTTTCATAAGTACCTACAATATAAAAATTTTTCTCTTCTGGAAACATTCTAGCTATAATAATCGCATCTTGAATTTCTTCTTTTTCTTTCTCCGCACTTCCAGATGGTGCTTGATTATCGATTGTTTCTTTTTTCTCTTTTTCAAAACCTACTTCTTCAAGGCACATATAACCCTCAGCATTAATAGGACTAAATCCAGCTTGGCTATCAATATGCGGTATAACTGTTAACGCAACATGCTGTAAAGCCTCACCGTGCTTTTTGCCCTTGTTATCTCTATAATCACCAATAGATACTGAAACATCTTGAATATCACCAGTATCAATTGATTTTTGCATTTTATCATTTGTAATATCCAAATGCCCAAAAAGCACATGCTTTCCTTCATCATTTTTTCGCAGTATTAATTTCTTAACCCATCCCCTATTGTCTTCGGGATCTAATGAATGGCGTTTTGGAACTGGAACTTTAAATAACTGTTTATTAAAATTCGCTACCCATTCTTTCATTCTTGCTAGTGTAATTTTTAATTTTACACTTGCTCTCTGCGGGTGCGCCCATTCTCCCTCTCTAATTAATTCTTTTTCGTATACTTTTCCTTCAGCATCTACATCCTCTAATGATGTAGGTTTTGAAGAGCCTCTATAAACTAGTTCATAACCTTTTACTTCTTCCATAACATCCTCCCTTTTTATTTTCCTTAACTTTATAGTGTTTAGCTTTATTACTGGATTAAATAAACATTTTTCTGCCCTAGCTGCTTTTTTCTTCCGCCATTGTTTTCCTGATTTATAATATTTTTTCTTAAAAACTTGCCATGCCACAGCTGCCGCTGATCCAGCACCTGATTTTTTCGCGTCATCATAATATCGCGCCCAATCATTAGCCTGCAATAAAGTTAAATTGGCAGTCTTTAAAGATTTTGGAATACTTTCAATATTACTATATGGCATGTAACTCCTCCTTTATTTTTCTTCATCTTCTATTTCAATTTCTCTCTTTTTCTTTAAATCTGGTTTAGCATATTTTTTTAATAATGTAGTTTTTGGTACTTTCCAATCTACCCTTCTATTTTCTGGACGTTCTGAACTTCTAATATAAACCCAAAGACATCTGCAACCTAAATGTATTTCACCTGGAGAATAAAATGCATAATCTGGTGAATCTATATCAATGATTCTACCGTCCAATGAAGCACATAATTCGCATACGTGCTTATCCAATATAGCACTCCATTGTGCGGCAACAACCCTTTCTTGTTTTAAAGTACCCATTAAATCTGCTGAAAATCCTTCAGTTTCAAGCTTAACATCTTTATTATATATTTGTACTGCTAAATTTCTTCCACGTAATAATCCCTTACCCTCAATCCCACCTATAATCTTATCTGGCTTTTTTAATTTAATTTCATCAAATAATAAATTAACTCTATACACTAATTCATTATCAGATAAACCCCTTCCAATATTATCAATTACTGGCAACGTAACTGATTGATTTGTTTCTGTTAAATATTTTCCAGTAACCGTTTGACTTGTCGCATTAATCCAACTTCTAAGCTCAATAGATAATTTTTTTGGATTACTCATTTCTAATTCTTTTGATACTTGTTTTAAAGAAAATAAACATACAACATATAAATAATCTTTAATAGCTAATTCAAAAGGCTTTTGAAATCCTACCTTTAATGAATTAATATTATTAATTTTTTTTGATATGCTATTATCGGTTTTTAAAATTTTTCTTATCGACTCAGCATATACTATTTGTTGATTGCTAATGATTTCACGTAGTTCTATAACTGCTAACATATTCATATTATTCAAGAAGTCTTCGTACCTCTGAAAGTCTACAGTTTTTTCGTAAATCGTCAGCGATCTTTTCGGCTTTAATTTTGCCATCTTCATCTCCCTCTTTACCAACTTTATCATTATCTTCTTTATCGCTAGTTGGCTTATTTGGATCTACGATTTCTTCATCCTTATGAAAATCTTCTGGCTTTCCTATTGGAAGATCTAATTCTTCTAAAGCCTTAACCATATCAAGAGGAACTTTTCCATCACCCTTTTTAATAACACTAATAACAATTTGCTTTAATAAATTTTTACTCTCAGTACTTAATCCGCTTGTTTCCAAATAAGCAAAAGGCGCATTATCTCCAAAATTATATTTAATTAATTGCGGAACTAAATATCTATTAAAATGATCTATAATATCTTTTGTTAACCCCTCAAGACCCATTAAGAAAACGTCAAGGTGTGTGTCTGCTACCGCCTTTGCGCCCATTTCGCTATCCTGTGATACCATTCTCTCTGGTACAAATAAACCCCTTAATTTCATAGCATTTAAATGCTCAATATATTTCATAAACATATCAGCACGCTGATCATCTTTTAAATAAGATAAATCCCACTTAGAAACATCTTTACTACCTTCATATATGCTTGATGGCAATGCTACCACAGAACTTTCGCTTAAACTTTCACCCGCACTCTGAGCAAGTGCCAAATTATCTAAAACCGTTCCGTTACTTAAATTGGTACGCCCTGCGGGAGCACGCGCAATCACTGGAGGCGTTCCACGTCTTTCAAAATATCTATTTAAAAATTGATACATTAAAGTTGTCCAATACCAATAATCATACGAATATCTTAACAAAGATTTTCCATATAAATCTCCAAATTCCTTTTCATTTGTAAAAATAAAAGATTTTTCAGGCGGAACTGCAGCACTATTTCCGCCGGATATTTCTTGCTCAAATCCATCAAAATCTCCATTTCCATCAACTAACAATGTAACACTTTCGGGATCTGGATCTTTAAATTTTTTCAATAAAACTGCCTTACCCTTATACGCAGTAACAGTATCTAATCCTTCTTTTCTTAATACTTCTATATCTTTTACCTCCCATATTTTTTCACAAGCTGACCACCCAAAATCTAATGCATTTAAAATAGATGTCATCGTTTGTATCCAAACTCTTTTTAATGCATATTCTACAAACGCTTTAATGTCTGGATCTTGACATACAACCCACCACTTCATAGCCTTAATTGGAAGCTTAATAACTTTTAATCCCATTTGTAATTGAGCGTCTTTTCTCATTAATTTATAAGTATTAATAGAAAGATCATCTGAATTATGTTTTTTTCCGTCAAGAGCCGTAGTCCACCCATCACTAAAAGTTGTTAACTCAGTATAAGAAGGACGCATATCCTTTTTTCTGGCAAATTCAATAAATGCTTTTTGCATACTCTCATCGGTAATTATCTTTCTAAATCCAGGCGGAAGCTTTATTATAACTCTTGATTTTTTTAACTTATGGGATTCTAAATTAGTGATTTTTCTTTTCTTAGTTTTATTTTTCTTCACTATGCTTCCTCCTATTTCATAACTCTTTTAGCACTGCCACCCATTATCCTATCACGCCTTCTGCTTGGAAATGAAGCCATTGTATCTGCATCAAATTCTCCTAAAATATTCTCTGCTACCCTACAATAATTTCTTGCATGTGCGTAATGATCGGCGCCCTGCTCAACATATCGCGCAACTTTATTTCCAGTTTTATTTAATTCTTTAACTCTTATTAAAGCTGTCATTTGATCATAAAAATTATCTACTGTTTCTATATTTTTAGGAAGCTGTATAGACTGCATAAAAAAATCATTATACATATAGTCTAAGCTTAATGTACGGTTAATATCAACAATTTTTACGCCATCCCTTACCGACTTATTATAATATAAATCTAACTTCATACTTGGATAATACGCTATCCTTACTCTTTCAGGAAACCGTGCAGCAAATTTTTTCGACTCCCTTGTTTCAGGAAGCGCATCTATAACACACATTTGCACATTATAAACATTCATATATCTATCAAGCTCTTCAAATGTTTTTACGATACCAGCAAATAATGTAACTGGCTTACAATTTTCTACTTTCGTGATGTATATATTAATATCAGCACCTACATCAACGCCCATACAAGCTCTTTCACCAGAATATTGAATATCATATTTTGAACTTCTAACTAATGCATCTAAATTTTCTTTTGTCAGGCGTGATCCATCAACCACATATGTTTTTCCTAAATCAAAATTATAAAAATGTTGTAACGCCGCCTTATTTTTAAAAGATTTAATTAACTCTTTCGCGCTTGAACGTGAACTCATTAACTTACTAATATGATAACTATGTATTTCTCTATTTTTATAACGTGGTATCCATTTACCATTCTTTAAATTATTAATCTGTTTTCTACATTTCTTACATACATATATTTCTTTTTCAAAATCAACATTTTTAAAAAAATCTAAACACTGCCAATAGCCGCACTCATCACATCTAACATACCATTCTCTTTGATCGCCTTCCTTAAACTTTGCATTAATTCCATAATTTGGATATGTTGGTGTTGAAACATACCGCTTAATTTTATGTTCAGAACCACCAAGACGCTTTTCAACAATAGGTATATAATCTTGCCTCATTGCATCAACTTCATCTATCATTAAATAATCAGCATCTACTGAAATAATCTGTTTTATATCCTGCATACCACGAAAATATATATGTGAGCTGCCAATTTCTCTAAGCGAAACATTATTTGTGTCACCCTCTAATTCGCTTAAATGTGGCGACTGTTTAATAACTTGTTCTACACGTGCATGACTAAATGCATTAAGCTGTGATTGAGCTGGGAAACAATATAAACCAACAAGCTTATTGTTTTCTGTTAAAAAGAAAGCCTCATCAATCATATACTCACTAATTCCACACTGACTAGACTTTTGCACTACAATTTCCTGAACTGTATCTTCATATATATCAACCAAATAAGGAAATTGCTTAAAGCTAATAAGCTTTCCTTTTATAGGATGATACATTTTTGCATAGACTAATTGATTCTGTCTTGCAAATTGAGTATTTATATCTTTAATTTTATTCATTAAAGCAAATAATTTTTGTTTATACTCTTCTAACATCATTACCATC